GAGAATTGGGACGAGTGCTTCGCCATGGTCATCAAGAGCGAAGGCGGCTTCGTGAACAACCCGCGCGACCCAGGCGGGATGACCAACTTGGGTGTAACAAAGTCTGCCATAGAGGCTTATCTTGGCAGGACAGTCGATGAGGCATTCATGCGCTCTTTGACCCCTGATAGCGTAAAGCCCTTCTACAAGTCGCAGTATTGGGACAAGATTAAGGGCGACCAACTCCCGGCTGGTGTGGACTATGCAGCCTATGACCTCGCCGTAAACTCTGGCACAGGCCGGGCGGCAAAGTACCTCCAGCAGATTGCCGGGGTGACTGCAGATGGGGTCATCGGCCCCAAATCAATTGAGGCAATCAAAGCCTGCGACCCCGAGCAGACGGTTCAGGCCCTGTGCGACATGCGCCTCGATTTTTTGAAGCGTTTGCCTACGTTTGAGACGTTCGGCAAAGGCTGGTCGATCCGCGTGGCAGACGTCAAAGCCAAAGCCTCTGACATGGCAGGATGACTTCAAGAAAATCCCTTTCCTTTTGTTAAGAAAAGAGAGATAATGCTACATCATCTGACGGGTGAATAAATGACGACAGGCCTCACATATTCACAATACGTCACACAGATCGCTACGATGGCTGTCGTCGCTGAGACAGATCCTGCCTTTTTGACGATCCTTCCCCAGATGATAACCTATGCCGAAAACAGGATGTATCGTGATATTGATTTTATGTTTACATCCACTTCTTTGCATGGCGTCAGCTTTGTTTTGACGCCTGGCAACAGGAACCTTTCATTCAACATCAATTTGGCGTCAAATTCGGATGCACAGGCTGGGACTTTTGTCGTCAGCGAGCAGATCAACCTTCTAACAAATGCGAGCGGCAATCCGGCATCTACGACCAATCCTGATGAATGCGTCCGTGTGCCGCTTCTTCCGACGACCAAGGAATTCCTTGACGCTGTCTACGGCTCGTCTCTGACAGCCAATCGCGGGAAGCCGATTTACTTCGTGCCATTCAACGAGACACTGTTTTTCGTTGGCCCTGTCCCTGATCAGGCATACCCAGTCGAGGTTGTTGGCACCTACCGCCCCAACAGCCTCTCGGCGACGAACACGACGACCTTCATCAGTCAATATTTGCCTGATGTCTTCATCATGGCATCGATGATCTACATCAGCGCCTATCAGCGCAATTTCGGTCGTCAGTCGGACGATCCGGCGATGGCCCAAAGCTACGAGTCTCAATACAAAGCCCTGCTTCAGGGAGCAATTGTTGAAGAGGCTCGCAAGAAATTTGATGCAGCTGGTTGGTCTTCGCAGAGCCCTGCCACTATCGCCACCCCGACGAGAGGCTAATAGATGCCTCACAACTCTTTGAAACTAATTCCTGGGGTTGATGAGAACAGGACTCCTGCTCTCAATGAGGCAGCTATTTCATATTCCAATTTGATCCGGTTTATTCCTGACCGTCAGGGTTTCGGCCTCGTTCAAAAGCTCGGCGGCTGGACGAAATTTTTTACGAACAAGATTGGCTCTGTCGTTCGTGCTCTTTGGGCTTGGGAAGACACAAACAATAATGCCTACCTCGCTATCGGTGCAGAAAGCTCTTTGAGCTACATCAAAGATGGCACGACGCGCAACCTCATCAACATTACTCCTCAGCTGTCAACGAGCTCTTCCGTTTCCGTTCAGGTTTCGACCGTTTTAAATTCCGATGTGGTGACAATAAAACAAATCGGCAGCAACATAACGAGCTATGATTGCGTTTTCATTGAAACGCAAATCGCTGTTGGTGGGTTAATTCTTTTCGGTCTATATCAATGTTACACGATTGGCCCTGACACATATTATATTTATGCAACAGACACACTTGGCGATCCAGTTTATGCAACCGCAACCGTCACCAATGGTGGCTCGGTCGCGAGCTATGCGACAACGAGTGGCTCTTCTGTCGTCACTGTTACGTTGACAGCGCATGGATTTGTTACCGGATCGAATTATCCTGTTGTTGTTTCGACGAATGTCGGTGGAGTCACCATTTTTGGGAACTACACCATTTCGACTGTTCCGACAGCCAATACATTCACAATCAATGTCGCGGAAGCTGCAACATCAACGACCTCTGCATTGCAAAATGGCGGCAATGCTTATTATCTTTATTACATTGGCATTGGCCCTCTCCCTGCAGGCACAGGTTATGGAATTGGTGGGTATGGCAGCGGCGGCTATGGCACAGGGACAACACCTGTCGCAGCGACAGGCACCCCAATAACGACCGCTGATTGGACGCTTGACAACTGGGGCGAGATCTTAATTGCTTGCCCTTACGACGGTGCAATCTATCAATGGAACCCAGCTTCCAATTCTCTGATCGCTTCTGTGATCCCGAATGCACCGATTTTAAATCAGGGTGCATTTGTCGCGATGCCTCAGCGTCAAATCGTGACATGGGGCTCGACTTTCAATGGCATTGCAGATCCGCTGCTAATCCGTTGGTGCGACATCAACAATTTCAATTCTTGGATTGGCACTTCTGTCAATCAGGCTGGCAGCTACAGAATACCAAAAGGCTCCAAAATCGTTCAGTGCATTCAAGGCCCACAGCAGGGCTTGATTTGGACCGACCTAGCTGTTTGGGCAATGCAGTACGTTGATCTTCCGTTCGTCTATCAGTTCAACGAGATCGGTAACGGTTGCGGACTCATCGGTCGCAAAGCGGCAGGCTCGATTAATGGTATCACTTATTGGATGAGCCAAAGTTCGTTCTTCCGCCTCTCGGGCAATGGCGTCGAGCCAGTCATGTGCCCTGTTTGGGATGTCATTTTCCAGGACCTCGACCAAACCAATCTCGACAAAATCCGGTTCGCAGCCAACTCCCGTTTCGGCGAGATATCTTGGTATTATCCGACCATCGGCAACGGTGGCGAGATCAATGCCTATGTGAAATACAATCTTGTGCTCAACCAGTGGGACTATGGTTTGCTTCAGAGGACTGCTTGGATCAACCAGTCTGTCCTTGGGCCTCCGATTGGTGCAGATGCAGCAGGCTATATCTATCAGCACGAAACCTCGAAAAATGCTGATGGCCAGGCGATGAATAGCTATTTCCAAACTGGCTATTTCACCCTTGCGGAAGGCGATGTTAAGACATTCATCGATCAGGTTTGGCCTGACATGAAATGGGGTTATTTCGAAGGGACACAAAACGCGACGATCTTGCTGACATTCTATGTCACAGATTATCCGGGCGCAACGCCGATCGCCTATGGCCCATTCACCCTCACGCAAGCAACAGACTACATCACTCCGCGTTTCCGTGGACGCCTCGTTTCAATCAAGATAGAAAGTAATGACGTCGATTCTTTCTGGAGAATTGGCAACATGCGCTATCGGTTCCAGCCTGATGGGAAATTCTGATGGCCAGTCTTGATGACATCCTTACTACGCAGAAGAACGGTGTTGTTGCGATCAACAACCTTGCAAAAAATACTATTCGTGGTCAAGGGACACAAACTTCTGCAACATTTGCTGCCCCTGCCCTCGTAACTTCTGGTCCGGGGTATTTAGTTAATTTTTCAATAATTGTTGCAGGCTCGAGCACAGGAACAATTAACAATTCTTCTGCTACAGGCTCAGCAACAGCAGCCAATGCTTTGTGCGCAACCCCCGCGACTGTTGGGACATATTTAGCAGGGAAAGTTTTTACAAATGGTCTTGTGATTGTTCCAGGAACAGGCCAGTCTGTAAATGTTACATATTCTGTGGGGTGAATTATGCCGCTGAAAAAAGGTTCCTCGAAAGAAACGGTTAGCTCCAACATCAGTGAGTTGGTTAATTCTGGCCGTCCGCAGAAGCAGGCCGTAGCCATCGCGTTGAACACAGCGCGTGATAGCCTCCGCACAAAGAGGGCGGCTGGCGGACAAACGATTACAAAAACGACTTCTGGCAAAACTCCTGTCAAGCATCACGCAGGTCCAATTCATTCGGCAGTCGCCGGGCGCACCGACCATCTTCCGATGCACGTCAAATCAGGCAGTTACGTCATTCCTGCTGACATCATTTCGGCTATGGGCGAAGGCAACACGATGGCTGGGTTCAAAACAGCCAAGCGCATTTTCGGCGGGACCCCTTACGCTGGCAAAGGCGGACCCTATGGCCAAGGTTCGACCCCCTATGGCGCAGCAATGCCTCGCGCTGACGGTGGAGAGGCGATGGGCGGTGAATTGGTCCCGATCGTCGCTGCTGGTGGCGAATATGTTATCAC